AATTTCTGAAGTGCTCCGCTGATACTGCCGATACCTACCTGAGCGGCGGCAAAACCTGCACCACCCGCGAGCCCCTTCTTGAAAATCGCCCACGCCGCGCTGGCCCGGTCTGCGGAATTTGTATTTAGGTTTGTGGCCTTGGTGATTGCTCGAAGGGACGCTGTCAGCTTCTGTCCTTGATTTGCCAGCGACTCTTGCTCCCGCTTCAGGCGCACCTGGTGAGCAGAAAGGTCCTTAACAGCAATGCCCGACTGGCCGAGCTGTCCGCGGAGCTGCTGCAGCGAAAGACGGTTTTCCTGATAGCTTTGAGAGGCTTCCCGCGCAGTCTTGCGTGCCTGCTCGAAAGCGCGAACCTGGGCGCGTGTGGGTTTTTCAGTGCCTTTGATTTCTCGAGCAAGCTCCGCTGTGCGGGCCTTGGCTGTCTCCATTGCTCGGCCGGACTCGAGTGTCTCTTTCTTGAGTTGCCGAAAGCCATCGACCAGCCCCTGCTCGCGACCGAGACGCTGCAGCTCAGCACCAAGGCTCTCTGCCTCTTGGCTAAATTTATCAGTCTGTACGCCAGCGCCCTTCAACTCATTGATTAGTAGCTGAATGTTCTCAAGGCCCGTCTGTGCTATTCTCAGTTTTAACGCAAGTTCGAGATTGGATCCGCTCATGAGAGTCCCTACCTATATTCGAGCCGCAGGGTGGAGCTTGGTAGCAATATGTTGTATCTATGGCGCAGCCGGGCTGTTGGTGACCATCCTGGCCACGGTCCTGCTCTCAGGTGTCATGCTGTTTGTGGCGGGCTCTTATCTCGCCCTCACTTGCACGATTGACCTGCTGCGCCTTTGTCTACAAGAGGACTGATGCCGAACATGGTTGCCTCGCATCACCCGTTTCATTGCACCAATACCGCCTTGAAGAATCGGCTGAGGCCAGCACCCTGTTCGTTGTCTGCCAGCAGACTTCCGGCCAGTTCGAGCCCTGCATAATCGTCGCCAATCAAGGACAGGTCAGCGGCCGCGCCGAAGCGGACGCGATGAGCTGTCACTACCTGAGGTTTGCCGCTGCGAGCCTCGTTGAGGCCATCAAAAACCAGTTCATATATGCCTGCCGTCTGCGTGATCGCCTCGACGACATCCTGACCTGGGTGCGTGTAATTGACGCGGACAGTCGCGCCTGGAATGGTGCTGGCGTCAGGAAACCAGATGCCCGCAGTTCGAACCTCATAGTCTGTGCCCGCGACGTATGTCGCTGGGCTGGTATCCGTATCCTCTGTAATGACAACGGAAGATGCAGCGACATGCGCGAGAGGAACCAGCGCGCCTTTTTTGACCGATATGATTTCCCCGGTGATGCTGCCACTGTCTATCGCGCTGGCCGACCCATAAAGGGCAATGGCCAAGTTCGCCGGAGAGATATCGTGCAGTTTCATCTTTGCTGACACACCCTGGATACGCGAGACTTCGTTGCGCAAGCCACCACCCCCCGCCGTGTAATCGCGCAGCGTTTTTTCTTCCTCCTCCACGGAAAGATTCAGTTCTGCCACATTTCCTACAGGCACCAGTCCGCCTGATCCATCACGATTCCTCAGATACACCTGTCCTGCCCCAATGTAGCTATAATCAATTGTCGTCATGTCAACATCCTCTCATCTTTGGTTAGCTGTTCATCAGTGGCCTGGCCGATGCCATGATCTATCAACCAGAGCGCGGCGACACCATCCACAGTCACGACATCACCCGCACGATACGGCTTGCCGCTGTGGGTGTGCGTGACAGAAAGTCTCACTGCGACACCGGCTGTGTTTCTACCTTTTTGTTTGCGCGTCCTTCTTTGCACAACGCCTCCCGCTTTGCGTTTGCTCAAGCGGCATTTCCGCACCAGTCGTGCCCGGGCAGCGGGTCGGAAAATTTCGTTACCCTCAAAGTTCCCGCAGCAGTGACTGGGGACGAGCCGCCCTGATCATCAACATCAATTGTCGCGACCAGCAGATAGCTGTCGCAGCCAGCAAAAGCGCCCGGCAACATCCCGTTGAGTGGCAGCTCACCGGTGAGACGGTCGTATACATACGCGTGCCCAGTGGCAGGATCGCAGCCTACGGCGGGGGCATCAGTCGCATTCAGCAACCCACCATCAACATAAACCCCTACGGGCGATTCCAGCCGCCAAAATGCCCCCCCCGCGGAGCTGATCCCGGCCGCAATTACTACGGCCGGTGCGCCACCGACGAACCCGACAATGCCGGCGTACACGGAGGTGTTTCCTGTCCCCGGCAAGATGTCATACACCTGCATCCACCGTTTGCCTGTCCATGGCATCACCATGTCGGAGAGAGGTTGAGATGCGAGGTAAATCCCGGATGCGGCATTGGTTATGGCGAAAGTCATCCCCTCTACATCTGCGGGTAAATATCCAAAAGGGACAGCGAAATCATTCACAAGAGTAACGCTGCAGGCGGGTTGCCTGGCGCTCTCAGCAAGAATTCCCCTCATAAAGAAATTCATGGTGACTCCACCTTGCCAACCACCACCCATTCCCCGCTTTGACTGCCGCGCGCTACAGCGGCCGGTCCGGTGATCACCATTCGGTTGCCGCGCACCGAGTCTGTACTGTCCGGCTGCAGGGCAATCTCCAGCGCTTCGCTGGCCGGCACAATCTCAACGACATACCCAGGTGGCACCTCGTTCCAAGCCGGCAGGCTGATAACAGCATTGGCCGTGACATCTGCGGTCATTGCATGGTGGGCGGCAGCCAAGCTGATATCCCCGCTGACGTCAAACCAGCTCACTCCCGGAAGCTCACCTTGTGGCCCTTGTGGTCCTTGTGGTCCTTGTGGCCCTTGCCCAGGTGACACCAGGACAGTTTCGCGACGCCGGCCATTATCAATAATAATTTTATCCATGACTCACATCCTTGAGCACAACGATCCGCCCAATCATCAGAGTCTGGACGGTGCCATCCGACCAGACCAGCTCAATGTCATAGACGTAACCCCCATCGTATCCTTGTGTTTGCGTCTGCGGCGGCATGGCCAGTACGCCTGGTCTTGATGGGTCTGTCACGAGCGGCACCGTCAGCACGGCGTCGTCGTCCTCCTGACGCCGCATCGTGAATGTGGCCTCAGACACACTACTGACATCCACTGGTGCATCGTCTCGCACCCATGTCCAGGATGGCGACCATGTGTCGCCACGAATCAATCTCATGCGCCACCTCGCATCTGCAACGTGGTGGTCCACGCCAGCGGGTGATAGGCAAACCCTGCGGTATAGGCACTGGCTGGCGGTGACGCTGGTCTCAAGCGACGCATACCAGCACCTGGCGACCATCCTGCCAACGCACTCCAGGTCATAGCCAGCAACAAGCCTGCTTCAGATCGTGCGGCGTCGCCGCGCCTGGCATTCCTCACATTGCGTACCACCACTACGGTCAACCAGTCCTGCTCGATCATGGCCTTGCAACCTTCCGCAATAACCTCTTTGATGCGCATACCGAAATAAACGACATGCACCGCGGGTGCCAACTGCTTCTCTTCGGTCACACCAGCCAGGTCAGGCGTAGCCAGCACATGCGGAACGGGGCTTTGATCAGACAGCCAGTCATCGAGGCGCGCCTTGATAAGCGGTTCCAGTGCCAGCATGTTCATCAGAACCCCTCCGTCTGATCACGCCCGAGGATTTTCGGGTTACCCAAGTAAGCCGCACCATGCGCCGGATTATGGCTGGCCTCCTGCGTTGCCGGCAGGCCGAGCTTGGCCTTACCGCTTGCCACTGCCTCCAGCAGCCTGCGGGCGTCCTCATATCTCTCACGCACAGATTCCGGCGCAGCCTGGTCATAGAGCCTGTATCGTGCGATGTCGCATGCCACACGGTTAATAATTGGCGGCGTGACCGTCAGGGGCAGGGCATAGCGACCAGCCAGATAGCCGTTGATTTCTGCAGCAGCGTCGGCCAGTGCCATTTCGATAATTGCAAGATCAGCATCACCGGTGCCTGCTCGGTCACTCAACTGGACAAGCTCATGACCGGAAAAGCGCTGTTGAAGATCTGTCACTG